GTACAGATCATCGGGTTGCGCAGGCGGTTCCGGGGCCGTCCAGGCGGGGGTGGATTCAGTGATCGGCGCCGGCGGCGTGTCGGTGGCTGGCGACGAAGCTGCATCTACAGCACGCACCGCAGCTGCGTAGAACTTCCGACGACTGTCGAGCCCGTTGGTCCCACCATTCAGCCGTTTGGTCACCGCCAACACGGGGTCCAGCCGCTCGCACAGGGGCCCCAACTCGTGGCTGACCCACACCCACCCAGCAGAGTCCGCCGCAAGCTCGGGTGTCTCCAGCAGTTCGGGGTGGTTGACTGCGTCGTACCCCGACGCGGTGGCGTACTCGCGGTAATTGGCCCGCCCCGTTACCTGCAGAAACCCACGCCCACGAAAACGAACCCCATCGCCGGGCTCGGTGTTGCCTAGATCCTTACGTCCTTCGTACGCAGCGCCACTGGCAATTTCACGTACGTACCGCAGCTGTCCAGACTCATGCGCAATCTGGGCTAGCCACATGGCGACATGTCGGGGATTGCTGCCCACCCACCGCTGTCGGGCAGTCTCGAGCGCCGCTGCATACAAGTCCGCGCGATCTGCGGACAGCGGCATGATCTGCCGCAAGAGCGTGGCGGTAATCACTCAATCACCACGGTCACAGGGGGTAGCGGTAGACCCCCAACTCGGATCGGGTTGACCCGCCAATGGACTACATTCGTCATCTGGTATTCCCCCGGTGGAATCCCCCCGGGTAGCGCCAGTGGTCGGGCAATCTGATACTCCCCGGGCCGGTATGTCGCGCGGGACCCCGGTAGCTGCACCCGAGATACACGAATGCCGTCGCGTTGTACCAACTCACGGGTAATGTGCAATTCCACGGTCCGGTGTACCAGCAAGCGGCGGTGAATCGTCACGTAGCCGCCGGTCACCGTGGCGCGGTCATCCTGTGGACTGACGTACTCAAACGGCCGGCTCACAGGCCCCCAAGTCCACCATGCGGACAGCGTAGCCGCGGACGCCACGACAAACACCAGCGTCACAAGCAGCGCAATCGAAGCCCGCATCTGCCAATCGCGGGTCATCACCACCATGCCAGTGCCCGCCCAGCGGCGAATAGTCCGGTGCAAACTGGCACGGCAGCTAGGGCCGCCCGCCACGCCCAGCAAGCTGCATCGAGATACGCGGACAACCGCGTCATCGTTGGAAGGATGGCGATGGACTTGGGATTTGTTGGATCGCCAAACACGGCCTCCTCCAGTCGAGTCATACGCTCGATCAACTCCGGTTCTTTCAGGGGCGAGGGCATTCATTGCTCCCCCGCATTGGGGTCATCGCCATTTGCCACACGTCTCTGCGCGGACTGCTGCGCGTCCACAACGGTGCGTTGCAATTGCTCCCGCCTGCGACGCGACAGAAACTGCTGCTGCTTCGCGGCGGCTTCCCCACGACGAACAGCCGCGGCGCGCTGTTGCGCAGTGCCTTTCTCCAGAATCTCAGCCTGCTCAAACCCGGTGAGATTTCGCAACACATCCCAGTCAGCCGTGGACTCGTCACCCGCGAGAACCGCCGTGACAACGCCTCGAATGCAGCTACGGGACACCCGGCCTGCCATCTCGATCAAGCTCCGGTCCAGCTGCTCAACCGCATACTGATCCGCGGGAAGCTGGTCTAGGTAGGCGGCCATGTGCCGCTGATGGATGCTACCGGTATACAGCATGCGCGCTCCTGTGATCACAAGGTGCTCCCGGCGGTATGTCGGGAGCCCAATAGGAGAAGACCCGCCAGAGCGGGTCTTCCTACCTACGAAGATCAGCTGGAACCCGGCGAACCCCAGATAGCCAGCGGATCCGACCACCCGAACGAGTAACGTTCGCGGGCCTTGTACTTCACGTTGCCAGTTTCGAAGTCGCCTTCCATGCCCGTGGTCATCTTCGCGCGTTGGAAGTGCTTCAGTCCGTTGGGCACATCCGTGGTCAGGAACCACGCGTTCGGATCAGTCAGGAAGTGGTTGACTGCGTAGCCACCCGGCACAACGCCCAGCTTGCGCAGGGCGTTGATGTCGTTGTCCGCCGTCCCAACGCGCAGATCCGTATCCAGCAGGCGCTTGGCCGTGAACATGTAGGCCGGCGGGATGATCAGCTTGCGCGGTTGCGCAGCGATCAGCAGGCCCCGCTCATCGGTCCACGCAGCAATCTGAATCACCGCGTTTTCGATGGCCGTCTCGTTCAAGTCCGTGCCCGTGGCCGGCGAGTTGTAGTTCACCCCACCACCCACCAGCGGATGGCCCACCCGCGAGCTTCCGGAGTTGTTGCCAAACAGCGTAGTGCCGTCACCACCCAGGTATCCACCGTTGAACCCATAGTTCAGGGTCGCAGCGGCCTTCACTTGTTTGGTGTACGCCATCGCGCGGGCCAGCGCCTTGGTGTAGCGGGCCGAGAGCTTGTCGTACAGGTTGTCCTCGACCGCCTCCTCGGTGATCGAGTAGCCCAGTGCGACCGTTTCGTGCGTGTAGCGCGAGGTGTACGCCTCTTGCGCATTCTCGTACGAGATGGCTTGGCCTTCCTGCTTCACCGGTGCGGCGCCAAAGCCCGAAAGTTTGACCTCCTCCTCGAAGCTGCGGTCCGATTTCTCGGTTTCGTAGATTTCCGTGTGCTCCTCGGCGTACCGTTTGTACTCGAGGCCGTAGAGTGCGTTGAGCCCAGGAAGCAGCTCCTTGAGCATCTGTGCGCGAGAGATTGCCATGACGTGTGCTCCTTACAGGCCCACGGTCACAGACATGCTGTGCCACGCGGGGTTGATCTTGACCAGCACGTCCGGATACGAATCCCCCGGGGGCGACGCGTGCGCAACGATGCGAAACGGCATCGTAGTGGTATTCACCGACGACGACAGCGCCGAATTCGACACGCCGTACATGGTCGAGCCCGTACTGGTCGACTGCGCAGCGGCGAAACAGGTGTTGGCCCCGATGATCGTCTGCGCGCCCGTGCCATTCAGCTGGGCTTGGAACAGGACGTTCGGATCGTCGCAGACATACGCCTTGATCGCCGTACCGGCGGGAGCCGCGTAGCCCGACGGGTACATCTGTGCATGCACCAGTTGGCCTTGCGCATTGACATACTCGCAGCCCATGAAGACGCCAATGGCGCCCGTCATGCCGCTCGAGCCCGCCGGCCACGCGTTGGTCGTGCCGTCCGCACCGGTGGTGGTGACGATGGCGATGTACCCATCGGCGCCGATGTAGACGACTTGGCCGTAGAAGATGTTGGTTGCTTCACCAGCCGGGTCGATCAGGTACATGTTGGTCGACCCTGCGTAGGGCAGACCATCCAGCCGACGCACAGGGCGCAGGCCGTAGGGGGTTGCAGTGGAAGCCATGTTGAACTCCGTTACTTACCGTTTCCGAAGGATCCCCGTGTGGCGCTGGACTTGCGGTCAGCAAACAGCGGCATGCGGGGATCCTGTTCTTTGAGGTAGTGGTTGTCGACCGAAGCCAACTGCGCAGCCGCTTGGCCTGCGTAGTAGGCTTCCCGGGCCTTGGACCGCTCCTCGGGCATCTTGCACAGCATGAGACCCCCGATCTCGATGTTCCCATTGGCGTCGCCAGTGAGCAGCAATTCCGGGTGGTCCGCAGCCCGTACCGGCTCCCAGCCATCACGCAGGCGCCGCGACACATTCGACGGATCGTGTTGACCCAGCGTGTGTGTCGCAACCCAGCGGAAGACATACCCCGGTTGCGGGGTGGGGTCCGGCAGGGTGCCCGGCGGCTTGTAGGGCGCACGGGCGGTTGCATCGCGCGACAGCAGGTCGCGGGGGGGTCGAGCGGTACGATCGTCAGCCATTGCTGCGCTCCAGTTTCACAAGTTCGGTGGCGTATTGCTGGGGCGTGAGGCCCAAGCGTTTGGCGAGTGCTACCTGCGTCGTGGTCAACTGAACTCGGCGTGCGCCGGAAACCCGGGCAGCAGGTGCAACAACAGCGGAGGGGCGTGGAGCCGGGTCAGTCCGGGCCGGCTGTACCGGGTCGTCGAACTCATCCGGGAACACCTCCCGCATGCGGCGGTCGATGCGCTCGAAGTAAGCGTCAGAGCGGGGGTCCACCCCCGAATTCACCAGTTTCTGATGCAGCCCCAGTGCGAAGCTGGTCATCTCCTCCTGCCCGGATGCGCCGAACCATTGATTGCGTGACTGCCACGCCCTCGTTCGTTCGTCCGCTACTGGTGCTGTCGGAGACGGTTGTACGGGTTGTACCACCTCACGAACATCTTGTACAGGGGCCGGGCGAAAATTCTCGACCGTCTGCATGCGAACCGTTGCGCGCGATACCTCCGCAGCAGCCTCGGCTACCTTATCCGCATCGCCAGCCTCGTACGCATCCTTGTACTTGCGCTTAGCCTCCCGCAGTTCCGCCTCGGCGGCCTGCGTGGACGTCGTCTTGACGATCTGCTCACCCGTGGAAACTGTGCTTCGCAGCCGCTGATTCTCCTCATGCAGCGCACGCGTGACACGTTCAAATTCCTGCAGCTGACGCAGCGCCGCATCCTTATCCCGGCGCTCGTCATGCCGCGCACGAGTCAGTTTGCTGATGCGCTCCTTGACCTTGTCCGAGTAGGTCGACATCTCGTCGTCCGTGGGGTCGGCCACAGGCTCTGGAGACGGTGTACGTCCACGGTCCTTCTCCGGCGTATCGTCAATAATGTCAACTTCAACATCCTCGGCCGCGTTCAGATCAACAACGGCGCCTTCACCGCCAACATCATCCAGATCCTGATTCTCGCTATCTGCCATGGTCATCCCCCTCAAACGCGCGTGATACCACGCGGATCCTGCACAACGGCTTCGATCTGGTCGTCATTGAGCAACCGGAACTCCTTGCCGAAAATCTTGAACCGCGTGCCGGAATACATGCGAACCAGCACGAAGTCCCCCTCCTTGCACCACGGCCCGGACTCGCCGAACCGCGCCTGATCCTTGTACGCCGTGGGCCCCATCTTCAAGACGAACAGCACCGCGGTCGCGTGCTCCTCGGCCTTGATGTAGGTATCGGCTTTCACAAGACTCGAGCCCTCAAACCGCGTATCCACTTCAGGCACGACGCACAGGATGCGCCAACCCGT